GGCATAGCAGAGAATCCGTTACCAGCGTCAGAGACAGCATCACGATATAACGTAATTTTTTCTTTCAAGTTTTGGATTTTAAGCATCTCAGCTTGGGTAGATGGGCTTGTTAATGTTAACGTAAAGTTTTCTAAGTCATCTGTAAAACCTTTGGTGTATAAATGGATAATAGCCATTTTATTTAACTCTTGAATAAGAGCTTTTTGTATTCTATGTACAGCTCTCGCAAAACGAACATCAAGAATAGCTAAGTTTTTACCATCACCAGTTGTTTCTTCAAAACCAATAAAAGCTTTAGGTACTCTAAGCGCCGCAAGCATTTTCTTTTGGATATACTCGATGTCAGCTATTTCTGATAAGTTTTGGGCCCCAGGAAGCGTCTCAATTGGCATCGCAAGGCTTGGATCTCTAACAGGGATAAAATAATCCTGATCGACAGCTAATGCATTATAACGTGTATCCTGATTACCGTTATCCTTATTAACCATATTAACCCTTTTAAAGTTATTGGCGATTTTATCAACATAAGCATCAACGTCTTTATCATCCATATTACCAACGAATACTTTGTAAACACGTCTTTCTGGTGCTCTGGTTACACGATATACTAACATCGCATCCTCAGATAACAATAATTGTTTCCAAATTCTTCTCACTTTTTCAAGCATCGATGTACCGTAAGGTAATCTTCTATCATCACCAAGCAATCTAAAGTGAGAAATTTCAAATGAGTTAAATTCAACATTTTTATCTTTCCAGAAAAATTTAATATTCTTTTCTTTTTGTTGGTCACCTAAACTTGTAATTTTTGAAAAACCTGGTTCAGATCTTGTCATCTCAATATTCGGTAATTGTGTTACACCAATAATACCCTGATTAGGTACGATTTTATTGTAAACAAAATTATCACCATATTTACATACGTTTCTAGCCCAAGCTGTGAGGTTAGCGTTAATATCTAATACATTTTCAAATAAATCTGTTAACTCTTTTTTTATTCTGGTGCTATCAGAATAAATTGTTAAAACCTTACCGCTTTCATTTGCAGTTGTCGCTTCTTCAGCAAAGATATCCAACGCAACAGAAATTTCTGGTGTGTTATGTGAAAATATTGTATCAGTTGCGAAATTTTTATATCCAGGTACTGTTAAATCATAAACAGGCATTATACCATAAGGTTCAATACTAACAATTTTATGGTTTACAACCATAACATCTTGTTTTTTTCTACCAGTTTTACCCATAGTAATACCATATGCATCTGTAAAAGTTTTCCAATTATTATAACCACCTTGTCTTAATGTTGATCTTAATTTACCTAATGTGATATTTAATTTAACACAAACTTTAACCATTAATTTTTCTTCTTTCGCTGTATCAACTAATAAATCCCAAGGTATTAACTTAAAATTAATTGACTCAAAGTTTTCAGATATTGGTCTATATTTTTTAATTTTATAAACACTTAAAAAATCATCCCAATTTTTAAAACCATTAAATCTTAATTCATTTTGTATTTTTCTGTAAGAAACACCTAAATGTTTTGCCGTTAATTCAATCGTTCTTTTTTCTTTCGCAACATTTATTACTGTGTTAAAATCTATTTTAATATACGCTGGGTTATTTTCACCAGATCTTTCACCATTCCAGTGATGTTTGTTATCGGTACGTTTACTTATTTCAAGCATTTTAGCTCTATAGTCTGGGTTAGACCATAATTTTTCATTATTTAATCTTGCGTGATAAGCTCTATGTTCCGATATATCCCATATTTTTAAATTTTCTGGGTTATTGTTTTTACCATTAAAATCTATATGATGAACTTCTTCGTTTTCTTTTAATTTTTGGTTATAAAACCATTCAGCAACTAAAGTATGTTCGGCAACCCAACCATTATGACCTTCTTCATTATTACAAGTATAAACCCAATTATATTTTTCATTATTATAAAATGATTTACGGTAAAACGGCATCATTGAATCACCTGGTTTTAGATTTTCTAACATCTCAAAAACACCGTCACGTTTTAAAAATCTATGACCATATGTTGCAATAATAAAACTATTATCATCAAAAGTTATCTTATATGTCATTTCATCACGTGTGTAATGTGCGTTTCTTGCCATTGCTGGTACAACCTTTTTAAGGTTATGATCATAAGCGTATGTTATAAACTCATAATCTCTACCTTTATCAGCTAGTTCTTTTATAGTTATAAAACCGTCTGGTGTAGCTATTTTAGTATCTCCAATAATTGAATATTCCATGGCCTCATAATCGTAATATGATGCAATTCTTGTTGGTTCATAATAAACAGCTTTTTGATAAAGTTCATTATCAATTTTTTTCCACTGATTTTGTAAATATAGTGTTTGTTGCGCCTCTAATTTTTTTTGTTCCAAATCATCACCACTTAATCCGTTGAATGAACTTGGGTCAATGACATATTTAGGTCCATCGACTTCATTACCGAGAGCTTTATTTAATCTTTGAAATATTGTTAATCTATTGTCTGCCATATATTTTTAATTTACGTATTCACATAAAACATAAGGTGGGTATTTGTATTTTTCCCCAGCTTCGTCCCATTCTTTTTTTTGCACATATGTTGTTGTACCATCTGACTCTGGTGAACATTTGATAGCATCAACATTTCTTTGTAACGACTTAGCATCATTTTTATCCAAATTTTTTGGGTTAGTTTCTCTAACGATTGATGTTGATCCAGGTCCGCTACTTCTAGCTTGTTTAATTATATTTCCCATTTTTTTAGTTATTTTTAATTATTAGGTTTAGTTTTCATTACACCAAATAACCAACCAAATTCCTTTGTATTCATCATATTATTACTTGATGCAAATTCATCAGAATTATAATATGATTTATCTGGGTTTGGTGAGCTAGTTATGTCTTTTAATAAATAGTCTGCTTCTGTTTTTGCGTTATTAGTTGTTATCTTCCAGCTATCTAGCATAGCTCTGGTCATATTATCTGATTCTTGTAATCTTTTAAATGAGGTGTTTGCAACAAATAAACACATACCAAGGGCCATGATAAGGTCATCGTGTGAACCTTTCATATGGTCTGGTTTACCATTTTTATAAACGAATTTTTTTAACTCAGCTGTCAACCTTTCACTTCTGATTTTAAAACCACCTCTAGCAACCGCTTCTTCTAAAGCAGCCACAATTTGACCTCTTCTATTTTTTGAAGCAAAATTTATACCTGGGATGGAATTATCATCTGGTATAAAGTACATACTATTACTATCACCTTCTTTATCGTAATGTAATAATTTTTTAGGATAATTTAACTCTTTAAGTTTTTGTGTTGACGCGATACCCATACCACCTGTAATATCAAATGTAGATAACGCATCGTACATCCTACCGTATTGATCCACAATTAATGCGGCTACATCTGGTGGGACTTTACCATGATATTCTAATACCTGTTCAAAGGTATCATAATCAATAATACACATACCTGTGGCATCCTCAGAATCACCACGAGATACGTCAAGTGCTAAGATATATCTATGACCCTTTTCAGGTAATTTCCATATCCATAGATTACTATCCCAAGCCTTGTCTTTAACAATCGGGTCAATAACATTTTCTTGTTCCTGTTTTCTGATTACCTCACCTTCAATAACGTTATCACCAGAACCAATAAAGGCGCATTCTAATTCTTGATTTATCATACGTTTGTTGAAGTTCATATCCCTACACATATTTTCATACCATGTGGATTGTGGTTTATACCCTTCAGTGATAAATTTATTTATAACATCTAGGTGTAAATCAATAACCGATTCAATAATATCTTCATCTTTTTCAGATGCTGGTTTTTGAATCCAATCAACAATATCTTTAGTCTTAATTAAACGTAAATCTTTGTTGAATCGTGGATCTTGCCACCATTTTAAGTGTGTAACACAGAAACTGTTATCACCTTTGATAGCACCTTCATACGAAGCGTAATAAATTGGGTCTAACCCATTAGGGGTTGAGATCAATACAGCTTTACCACCAGTACCGATTGAAGCCAAACACGCTGTCCATAATTCTTGACCACCTTCAACGAAGGCGGCCTCATCAATTAATAAAACAGTTGGTGTGTAACCACGCAAGGCATCCTGTGATGTCGCAACGGCTTTAATTTCCGAACCGTTAGATAATCTAACGTGTTTTTGTGATGATTTATCAAATGAAACATTTACCCAATCAGGTAGTTGTTTGATAAAATTAATAATTTTGTTTTGAAATTCAATTGCCGTTTCCTGTTTATTAGCAAGGATCAAAACCTTCTCAGGTCTATCTGGACTAGCAAACGCCGTAAGTACAGCGGAATACGCAGCTGTAACAGTTGATATACCAGCCTGGCGATATTTTAAAACTAAATTAAATCTATGTTTTTTGTAATTATCAACAAGTTTTTTTTGACCATCGAAAAGTTCAAAAGGTACATACCCTTCTCTGGTTTTGTCAAAAGTTTCAAAATAACTTTCTATAACATAACAAAAATCTTGAGAGCACTTCGCATACTCTATTAGTAATTCTTTCTTATCAGTAATTTGTTTAGCCAAGTGTTATTCTTTACATATAAATAGTTTATTATAGTCCTAAATCGCTTAAATCAATATTATCAAAGTCATCTTTAATAAAATTATATTCCATAATTTCCATTCTTTTTTCTTTAACAATATCTTTTATCTCTTTTTTAGCGTAATCAGGTCGATGTTCTAACAACGACATAAAATCAATAAAATCTTTAGCATCTCTTTTGAAGAGATCGATTAAGATTAATTTTTTAATGTCATAATCTTCTTCATCAATTAAAGCGTGAAAATTAGCCCATATAATAGGGAATAAACGAATATCCCATAATTCAGAAATAATTGTATCGGTATAATCAATTACTTTATCTGTGTTTTCTTCTGGTAAACCAACCACAGATAATAAAGAGATGATACCTTTTATCATTTCGTGAATTAATATCGGCAAATTAATTGCTTTTGCTATAATTTTAGGTGTTTCCCCACTAAAGTCAAGCTTAACGTAACCTGCATTATTCGAATCAGCCGATTCAATCTGCTGTTGAAACATCCCATCGCTAATTAAATAATAAAATAAGTCATTAGCGATTAAAGATTTTTGGTAGCAATCAGTAATATCTGGTACAATCTCCTCAATTTCAGAACGATATAAATGAAATAAATAATGACCCCTTAATGACGCACCTTGTGCTAGAGCATTAATCGTTCTTCTTTTTACGATTTCATCTTCCATTTCATTTTCAAGTTCCTCTTTTTCTTCTTCAGTTAAAGGTGATTCCATATTTATTTCCTCAGGTAATTTAATTTTACCTGGTTCTAATATTTCTAAATCAAAAATAACCTCATCTTTACCAATAAACCACTGTTCTCTTATAATTTTTTCAGCAAGTTTACATAGTTTTAACCTATTACCGTTCTCTTTATTAGTCGCTTCCATTAAATTTTTACCAGCTGACAACATAACTTCCATTGGGTTTAGTTGTGATTTATCAATCCCAAATGTGTTACAATAAGAGTCAACCAACTCTTTATATCTTTCAGACGCAATAACTTCCTCTCTCCAGCTTTCTGGATGTGTGGATTGGTCGTAGTAAGGCATTTTAGCCAAAGGGTGTGTTCTTTTGGTTAATGCGGTAACTGTCGCTTTAGCGATAAAATTTGGGTAATCCCCCAATTGTAGTCCTGAGTTTCTCATAAAAAAAATGCCTTGTTTATATTTAACAAGGCAAATGTAGGTAAAAGTTTTTAAATAACCAAATTTTTTTTAAGCTTTTGGTCTACCAGGGTTTGTTTTTGGGCTAGGGATGTCAATTTTTGATGGATCCTTAACTGGTGTTGGTGTCTTTACTGGTGTTTCAACAGGTGTCTGTGTTGGGTTTTCTTGATTACTTTTCATGTTACAAATTTATTTTTTACGTTGTTTAACAAATTCCAAAATATCCGATTTTGTCAATTTTGGTTTTTCTGACTCTGCAATAATACGAAATGTTTCTGAATTAACCAAATTTTCTTTGTTTTCTTTTAAAGAATCTAAAGATCGTCTTAATTGTGTGTAAGCTTCTTTTTGTTTATTAGCTTTTAATAAATCAATGATTTGGTTAATTTGGCTGCGCATATAAGGGGTTTTAAACCCATCAAGAAAAGCTTGGTAAGTTGCATCATCCATTTTACTAATAACAGTATTTGATGGTTCTCGCATTTCTTTATTTTTTTCAGTTGGGAATAAACCTATTTGTTTGGTGTCATCGACATTAACAATTTTAAAACGACCCCCATTTTCTAAAGCGTTTTTAGCATCATCAAAAGTTTTAAACTCCTCAGACTCATTGTCAACCATATCATTATAAACAGTATTAGCATACTCAATAACATCATCTTCAGATGCGTTCGCTTTAACTGTACCAGATTCATCATTAATATTATATCTATCACTTTTTGGTGTATTTCTTTTAGACCATGGTAAATCGTAATACGTATAACCTGAAATTTTAGACATTAGCTCATCAATGGTATCTTCAAAAGACCACTGACTAGCAGAATCATCTTCTGTTTGCATACCACTGTTTGTATCCTGTACACCAGCAGTAGCTTTTACTTGATTTACTTTATCTGATAATTGTTGTAACGTATTTTTCGCGTTATCTAAACTTTGCATTGTACCTTCTGGATCCGTAATTGCTTTAGCAATCACATCATCATAATTTTTTTCTGTGTTTTCCATTAGAATTTATCTATTTCTTCTTTATTTATTATTGTTAGTAGTTTATCTCTACTGTATATTTTTTCTTTTACCGACTCAATAGTCTCACCGTATCTAAAAACCAATCTATCATCGATTTCAGGTGATTCTGATTCCCACCCAAGGGCTATAATACCTTCAACACAATCATACATTGAGAATGTGTCTGAATTTATAGCCAAATCTAATTCAATATCGTCAGATTTTAATATACCAATTGATTCAATTTGTTTAACGTTTGGTGGTGTTGGTGAACCACTTGACGCTGGTTGTACATCCCAATCATCACCATACTCAACATTATCTAAACGTTTTGTTAAGATAAACTCATAGGTGTATTGACCTTTAAAATTTTTATTAAGTGGGTTTATATAAATTAAATACATATATTACGCTTTATTTACAACATCAAAATGTAATTCATTACCATGTAATGTTGTTTCACCGTTCGTTTCTATTTTGATATCAACAAAATACCTTTGTGGTACCAACCAAGTCGTGTCAATCGTAAAATAGTTATTATTTAACGCTTTATTCGCTAGCTGCCAATCAAAAATATCAATAATAGCTGGCCCTTGTTTAACGTATAATTTATAATAAACACTATTACTTACATAGTATTCAGAAACAGTATATGGTTTTCTTAAAAGGATGTTAACCTTTCTCTGTTCACCTTGCTGTAAACTTTCACCAACCTTTATACCGCTCAAAGATAAACCATATCTGGTGTCATCCAAAGCATCCATATTAAAGTTGTAATACCTATCAGCGTCAATTGGGACGAATCTTAATTTAACATTAGGTCTAGCATTCCCATTATAAACAATCCCGCTCCAAATATCGTTATACTCTGTGTAACTAACAAAATTTGATTCATCACCACCAACTGTTACATAATAAACACCTTTTGTTTTTTGGTTAACAGTATATCCCGTACCGTTAATGGTACAGGTTGGTACCTGGTCTAAATTTTCTAGTTTACCGTTAATAACCGAATAAAAGAATAATTTATTTTCTTTACCCAAATAAAAACTTATTCTTTCATCATCAATATGATCATCATATATTGTTTCAATATATGGTTCAAAAAATGTCTGTGTATGTCTTGTGAATAAACCAAGAGCACAAACTCTATTATCTGGGAACGTCAAAGCTTCAATAGCATCTGAGTATTTTAAACAGAAACCATTGTATGTTGTACCACTAGTTGCACCACTTATAATTGAATTTACGAAATTAGTAACATCCATTTTAATATCCTCATTACCAAAACCTAAATGTTGTACAGCAATTGGGTTGGTTCCCCCACTTATAACACCAGGTGTATTGAAATTTGTTACGTTTGTAGCGTTTATCCAATTTGATGGTCCTAAAATATATTCAATGTTTTGTGGGAATGATTGAATTCCAGTAACAAAATCATAACCATTACCCTCATCCCATAGTTCGTTAACATCATGTAATTCAAGATCAAATGAGGTTGGTCTAAAATAACTACCGAACATTAAATTATTGTCGATACTCAATATATCTTTAATATCAAAATTACTTGTATTTTTGATTGTTAAAATATGTTTCACGTTACCGTTTGGATTTATAACACCAGAGTTTACAAGATTTATAACCTCATCAAATGAGCAATAAAACAAAAACCTACTGATGAGATCACCAAAATATAGCTCTGACACTTGGTTTCTGCCAGTATTAACGTTACTATCTTTAACAATAGTGTTGTTTTTATCAAAATATGTTCTGTATATACCCATAGTAATAAATATTTTAATTAATACGTAAGTTATGATTAATTATCTTTGTCGTGGAATTTGTTGTATTTCCATTTATTTCTTGAGCAATTTGTCCTCTTAAATTTTTAACCGATTCCACAGCATTTTTACTTAAAGAACCTTCAGATTGCCCGATTGAATGCCCGTGGGATAAGAAAAGTGATAATATTTGATCTACTAAATCTAGTATTTTTTCACCTCTAACAAAACCATAAGTTTCATAACTTCTATTAGTATCGTCCGAAGAAAGATTTGATAAAAATTTAGAGATTGTTTCTTTACTCATACCATCATTAGCACTTTCAAGATAATCTCTTGAGTTTAAGCTACTTAAAAATAAAAATTTATCAGCGTAGTTAACGTTTACGGTAACTTCTTTATCATTTACCGTGGATTGTGTTTGTTTAGTTGTTGTTGTAATAGGTGCTTGCAATTCCTGATCACCTAAGAATCTATCATTGTCATATTTCCTAATTTTACGTATAAAACCGTTAAATTCTTTAAACCTAACATAATTTAGTGATGTTGAATCCGTTGGTTGTGTTGCTGGTATACCAAGTTCGTTTTGTAAATCAGCACTCGGGGTTGTATATGTATCTCTATTATTCGGATTTATTCTGACAACAAAGTTTTTTAAATCAGCAACCTCGTCTGTTGTATCGTGATTAGCTCCAGAACTATTAGATCTGAAAGGTATTCTATTAACCAGGTTTATAATATTATTTTCAGATTCGATTATTTGTGAACCAATTGTTTGTGGGTTATAAAATTTAATTTTTTTTGTCTTATAAGCGGAAATAATATCTTCAATGGTTTTATCTATTGATTCAACATCATTAAACTCTAGCGTGTGATTAACAACATACTGGTTATTATTCACACCAGATGTATAATTTTTAAACCTATTATAATCTTTTTTCATCAAACCTTTAACAATTTTTGAAGTATTGTTTTGTTTGGTGCTTATAAGTTCCAAAGTACTATATAGGTTTATACTACATATAATATTCTTACTATCAAGAGCTTCTTTTCTGGTATAATCAAATGTTATTTCAATCATATAATCTAAAAAAACATCTGGTTTAGTTGTTTCAGTAACATCTTTAACAGTGTAATTTATTGTTTTTGTAAACTTTGATAATTGAAACACTGGATATGTTTTTTTTCTAGCTTGACTATCTAAATGATCTAACCTAAGTAGAATCCTATCATTACCTAAAGAAACTTGCTCATTGTTAAAACCAGAAAAGACCGCATCGTTAACGCTATTTGAAATGTCGTTAGATACGGAAAATTTTCTCCTACTATTTTCCTCAAAATATGTTGTGTTTAGTTTTAAAGGATTTTGTGTTACAGGGCCAATATAATTTACAGTTCCGTCATCAAATCTAATTAATCTAACAACCTGACCAGGTTTAGGTATAACCGATATTTGATTTGGTAAAAATGGGGTTACAACATGCGGATCTCTGGTTTTAGCACCAACACCACTATCACTCCATTTATCATATTTTATTGAATTTATGTTCAATAAATCAATTGCATTCTCAATAGATGAATAAGAAACATGTTCCTTATATTCTTCGTAAGAAACAACAAGTATTCTACCGAAATTTAACGGATCACTATTATTAAAACAAATACCTAAACTAAAATCAGCTTTCATCTTTATCTTCGAATTTTAGTCTTTGTTTTAATTCATTATAGACTTTTTCATATGTAACTTCAACCTCTTCCATGGTCGTTGTTAATCTTAAAACAGTTTCTTTAACACCTTCAAAATCATTTTTTAAAGCGTGTAATAGCGTTGCCAAATCTTTATTTGATTTTTTATCAACGTTTTCAAAAATTTCTTTTAGTTTTGGATTATTCATATTTTATTGCATTTGTCCGAAGCCTGTTGTAAAACCAACACCAACAGTGGTTACTTCAATTTTTGAATTTGTTTTTATATGGCTAACCATAGTTTTCATACTTTCTTCCAAAGCAATCATAAGATGATTTGGTGTTCCATCTGGAAACGTTGCAGCCGTCTCAATACCTTTATCGCTTAAGCTTGATTTTAAATCATTAACCATAGCGATTTGATTTAAACCTGGTTTTAATGCACCACCCAATAAAACTAATGGTGGTGGCATAGGTGGCATCGGTGCTACGTTTAATAGTTTTAATAAGCGTAATATTTGTTCAATTATTGATTGACATCCACCAACTTTAAAACCTTTTAAAGCACTTAAAAGTGATAATAGACTTTTTAATGATGAGATGTAATCAAGTCCTCTTTGTTTTAAGAAATCAGCACTAATCTTTTTTGCTAAATTAAGTAAATCTTTTTTTACTAGATTAAAAATATTTTTAATTAATAAATCCGTGATAAAACTACCTATTTTTTTAATTAAAGGTTTCATAAAAGATATCATCTCTTCTGGTGATTTTTTTGTGTTATCATCTTTTAAAACTAAATATAATTTAGGTACCACCAATAATTTAGGTGTTATAATCATTTGCATAATAGCATATGGTATAGCCTTTAAAATATTTAATTGAATCTCAGCATTTATATTAGGTAAATTAATTGCTGCGTCTATTTCACCTGAATTAACAACATCGTTAATACCGTTTTTTAAAGCTTTATCTAATATATCAGACGCTTGGTCTAAATTTGGTATTTTTTTAGAATTATCTATTGTACTAGCATTTTCTTGCGGTACAACATTTTGTGGGTTTTCATTAGGGAAAATTAATCTATCACCCTGACTATTATTAAATAATTCTTCTAAAGAATTTATGATATCATCTGGGTTTATACCAACATCCAGATTACCACATGAAGAAAATCTTAAAAAGTTGTTTGCCCTAAGATTACCAGTGTTTTCAATATCATCTAACTCTTTATTATTAAAATTAAAAACATTATCAAAATCAGCGTCAGAGTTTAAAATACCATCACCATTTTTTTGCGCATCTGATGGTTTAAATTCTTTATCTAAAAAACTTTTATTTGACGCATCTGGCATTCCATTATCATCCTCATTACAAAACCCAAACATTTTTTTTAACCCTTTAATTAAAGCACTTTGTTTAACTATGATTTTTTTGTTTAGTTTTGCTTTAGTTGAAACTGATCCTGTCAATATATCCATTAATATGGACATAAAATTAGGGAAATTAAACACTGGTGTTACAACAGCTAAATAGTCATTTAAAAAGATTGAAAATTGTTTTTTTGAATAAAATTCACCGAATTTAAATACAAATGTTGACGGGTCTTTTGCGTGTAAAGTAAATAATACTCTATTATCTTTTTTTAATTCTAATGGCGAGTCAATTGTCGCGTTTTGTGATTTACTAAAAAAATAATTTACATGTTTGGTAATATCATTACCCTCATACATTAACTTACCCGACTTACTATCAGGGTCAATATTTAATAACCCAAAAGAATCAATCTCTTGTTTGGTCATTTCTACACCACCAACCGCTAATGTTGTATATTTTTGAGGTATAAATAAATTACTATCACAACCAAATAAAGCGATAAAATTATCAACAATAACTTTGTTGATTTCATCAAATTTTTTTAATTGGGATAGACTACCTTTTAATATTAAACTTTTAAACTCTTTTTGACCTCTGGTTGATTTAACCAACTCAACTAAAAAGTCGACAAATTCTAATTTATCTAATTTTTTTTGTGCATCGGTAGCATATGGTTTCTGTTTATTAGAAACCACCAGTGACCTATATCTTGAAAATATTTCGCTTTGTGAACTCATTATTATTCATATTCTTTTTCGTTTGTATCCGATCCGCTTGTAGTTGCTTGTTTTTTAATAAAATCTTCAGCCCATTTTCTATCCTCATCAGTAATCGTCATATTACCAGCGCTAGATGCATCGGATGACTTACCAGATTTATATAGAATATCACCTTGGATTTTAATTAACCTTAGTTTTTTTTCAATAGATGAATCGATTATTTTCAATAAATCATTTGTAATCTTACCAACTAAAGCAATATCAGAATTTTCGTTAATATCTTTTGTAAATTTTTTATAAGCGCTTAAAGCCCTATTTCTTTCATCAACAATTTCATTATAAGTTTCTTGCATAAGCTCTTTCATGCTATCTTCCGAAACGTCAACTTTTTTCTTTTTTGGTACCATAATAAATATTATTTAATATAAATATCAAGTATCTAAATAATTATCTTTAAAAATACGATATAATGACTTAAATCTTTTCATACTATTCCTAATTTCCTTTGTATTTAGGCCAGTCATATTACGGATATATAGTAATATTAGGTTTTTGTTGAATTTTGGTGAGTTTTTACCCTCATTAACTTGTGAAAATAATTCACGCCACTCTTCAAGTATCTTTACTAACGAATGTCCAACTTTAAATTCGTTGTCATTTAAATCATCTGATTTTAATTCGTCCTTTATATTCGCGGTTAAAGTTTCAATAAAAAAAGTTAGATCAAGATCTTCATTATCAATACGATATATTAAATCATCTCTTTTTTGTAAATCATTTTCTGATTCATCGATATCAACAACAGTTGTTTTTTTCTTATATTCTTTGACCATCTCACCGAAAAGATAATTTTTACATATTGTACCAAAGTACGAAAATGATCTTTTACCCTTTTCAGGTTTAAATTTATCAAATTTTGTCATCAAGAATGATAGCGTGTCAGCGTGTAAATCGTGGAATTCGTATGATTGTCTGTATAATTTATAAGTTCTGATAATACTTTCTATCATTGTGTTGATAGGTTCTTGTAAAAACTCTCTATAAATTTTTTCTCGTTCAGCAACTGTTTCGGATTCCAGAAACATAACCACCGCTTTTTCTTGGTCTACACCATAGTAGTTGCGATCTTTTTTCTGTTTTGCCATTACTCAATAACCTCATTTTCCTCATATATTATATGTCTATCATCGTTAAATAAATATTCTTTTTTAGCTGTTTCCATCCAAAATAATGCTTGTTTAGGGTCCATTTTGTATTCTACAGCTTCACTGTTTTTATATAACCAGAACAACGATTCTTCCCTCATATTAACGTGTTTGTAACCGATTTTCGGGATAACCATTGACTTGTAACCGTTTTTATGAAAACGTAGTAAAAACTCATAGTTGAATGTTAATTTGATTTGTTTAAACCCATTAATCTCGTTAAAAATAGCTGTTTTAATAACCATACCACAAGGGTTGATATTCGGGTATTCTAATAAACACTCTAAATCAACATTACCAAGTGATTCACTAAAATTATAAGCCCAAATAGCTTCATTTGATAAACCTATAAAGTTGTTGTCCTCAGAAACATCATTAACAATAGGTAAAAACATATCAACTTCTGGGTAGGCCGCAACATGTGTTTTAACATTACTGTACCATGTTTTTGATACCTCATCATCAAACTCCAAAATTGACATGTATTCGGTGTTAACATGCTTAGCCGCGTAATTTATTTGGCTCTGGTAATCAGTATCACCATCATTTGTTATGATTTCAATATTTAAATCATATTTTGTTAAATCAATTGACTCTAATTTAGCGTCAACTTCAATACAATTGCATCTTACAATTAAAACCTTTTCTGGTTTAACCTCATTTCTACTAATAGACGATAATGCGATATCGAATAAATCATCAAATTTTTGTTTCCCAATATCAGCAACTGAGTGTACTGGGATTATAACTGTTAAATTAGTTTTGCTCATTTTGTTCTACTTCTTTTTTAAAATTTTCTTTTATTGTTTCTAATTTCGAGATTTTTTTATTGAAAAGGTATTCATAAACCTCTTTAGTATTCTTTTCAAAAACTTCTTCAGTGTATTTATTTTCAACTGTTTTTGCGACATTTAATAAATTCTCTGGTAAAGTATCTTCTAACCAATTTTTAATGTAACTAGATAAAATTTCGGGTATTTGATTTTCATCATAAACCCAAACACCATTTTCATCTGTCATCCATTCTGGGATAATATTAGGTACTTTACCAATAACAGGTACATTACACTTAATAGATTCAACTGGGTATCTACCGAATGACGAATCATCATCAATCCATATAGAAACACAACATTCTTTTAAGTTATTAGCAAAAGTATCTTGTGGCATTGTATGCATATCTTTAAATGAAACAAATCTATAAATAGGGTATTTCAAATAGAATGATTTGATAATTTTTGCCGCTTTTCTAGCCTCACGACAATAGATAGCAATAATAGGTTTTTGTGGTTTATCGTTTAAAGTAAACGTTTTATCTGAAATCGATGGTTCGATAAATTGAACATCTACAACTGGAACCGTATCCTCAATCAATGTTTTAAGTGAGTTTGACGTTGTTATACATTCTTCAGCACCTAAATCAACCCAAGATTTACCAGGTGCGAAAGCTTCAAGCATATAATCAAATGATTGTATGTAAATAACCTTTTCTAAAGGCATTTTATTAATTTGTTCAAATACGTTACCATACACTTCTGGTACTATGATAAAATCAGAAGCCCCAACAACAAGATTGTTATCTTCAATTGATAAATGTTCTAATTCATCGCATTCTGGTGTCAACCATGAACCAACTTTAATGTAGTCATTTTTCTCATGTAACATACTAACACTATAACCTAAATTTTTAAGTGTTAACGCTTGTTTATAGAGGTGGATAACGCTTGATTTAGCGTTACCTTTGGTGTCTGGCACCAAAAAAACAATTTTTTGTTCTTTGTTTTGAATCTTGCTTATAGCCGACTCAATGTTTTTAACTATTTCGTTAGTTTTTTCCATTTTGTTCTTTCTTTAATTTTTTTAAAATTTTAAATAATTCTTCAATGTTAATTATAGTATAATCCGATTTAATATCAACATTAAAATCGTTTTTATGTTTTATAGATATTTTATCTTTTGGTTTGTTTTTTAATAACTTAGGGTTATCGGTAACCAAGATATCACAATACGACCAAAAATCTTTCCATTTGCTTGGAAAGATTATCTGTTCTAAATTATAATAGTTTTTACTTAGGAAGAATAATGTAGCTGATTTAGATCTTTGGCTTTCATTATTTAATAATACGATTTTGATTTTATTTTTGTTAGAGAAATCACATACTTGTTTAATGATACCAGGTTGACTTTCCTCAACTCGACCAAATACCTCAAAACACGCATCTTCATACATGAATTTACTCAGGTTAAATGAATTATCTTTTTTATTTTCAGATAACTCTAATTCTTTACCAACCTCAAAATTAGTGTCGACAATCTCACCTTCAATATCTGGGAATGATTTAGATAAATCAAAAGGATTTATAGGTAAAATGGGTTCTTTTTCAAACTCAAATTCATATAAATCCTTTAGTTTACTAATGTGTTCCCTTAAAATGTTATTTATTGTAATACCTATTACCATGTTATCATTTTTTTATATAAAAATAACACAATTTTGGTTTAAAATAAAGTCTACATTTTACTTTCGTTAAATATTTTTTCTATTTTTTTGATCAATGGGTTTCTAACGACATCATCTTCACCTAATGTTACTGTACCAACCTCATCAAAATTACTAAATTTTTGGATGATGAAATTCAAAGAGCTTTCACCCTTCTTTTTCATATCAATCTGATTTTCATCCCCTAAAAATATCATTTTAGAATTCTCACCAAGTCTGGTCATGATAGTTCTAATATTATCAATAGATATGTTTTGAGCCTCATCGATAATTGTGATTGAGTTATCAATATTAATACCCCTCATATACGCAATTGGCATTTCTTCAATCATGTTATTGGCTCTTAAAAGCTCAACACTATGTTTACCAATTACTTTTTCAAAATTATGCATAAAAGAGTACATAAACGGTTCCATCTTTTCTTTCATGGTACCTTTTAAAAACCCAATTTCCTCATCTTTTAAAGTTGTTACTGATTTAACAATGACAATTTTTCGGTATCTAGGATCACTTTTAAGAAGTTCTAAAGCTACAGCACAAGATAAAAAAGTTTTCCCTGTACCTGGGAGTCCCGAACAAATAACAATCTCTTTATCTTTTATCTCAGTAATGAGTTTCTTTTGATTTTGGGTTTTACACTTAATATCAACCTTCATTTTATCTAATACATTACCAGCATGTGCACGGTTCATATCTTCAAGAGCTTCAAACTCTTCTTCAGATGTTAATTTTTTTCTTGTTTTTTTTGTTGTTGGTTTTGTTTGTCTTGTACTCATATTTTTTTATGTTTTATTTTTTATAAAAAATTTTATCATCATATAGATCCCTATTGAATAGGTTTTTTTCATTAAACCCAGTACGATTTAATAGCGATTCCATTTCTTCTAGTGTATTACCAGACATCATTGTGTGGTTTCCATCCCATTCAATAAAAAGATAAACGTCATTACAATTTGATAGAAAATTAACCATACCTTCTAGAACATTCTTTTCGTGACCTTGCACATCTATTTTTATAAACCCGATATTTATTTGCCCGTTATTTTCTAACCATTCATCAAATGTTATACAATTAACGGTTTCTTCAACACATATACTCTTATCATTCATATTACTAACAGCTACGTCTTTGTTAAAAGATGTGTTATCAGAACAATACGGTATATATATTATCTCCTCTTTTGTTTTATCACTTAGAGCGTATGGTACTATATTTAAGTTATCACATTTATTTTCGATTTTATTCATCTCTATTAAATCGACATTCATTTTAATCGGTTCAAATGTATAAACCTCATAACCATTTAAACAAAATGGGATTGATGTTAAACCGCAATTACCACCTATGTCAATAACAACCTTATCTTTATCCATAAGATCAATAACCCTTTTCATTAAAACGTAGACACCAGAAGCGTCTATATATTCATCACTTGAAATATGGTATTCGGTTGTTAAGTAATCAAAATTATTTATCACATATTTTAAGCCATCGTTATTAAAATAGTATTTTTTTATGTTTTTAGCTATATCTTTCATAATTTTATTTTGTTATTTTATATTTAAAGTATTCATCGTAATTAAATTCACTCAATTTATCAACATAACAATGTTGGCCAAGTACCTTTGTGAAATAATCTGTATGGTCTAACATACTGTTTGTTATGTCACTATGATCACCTAGTTGTGTTGTTATACCAGGCGTTATTGCAAAAACATTTAATTGGTGTTGTATTAGTATATACAGGTGGTCGAGAGCGTTTGATTTATGAACGTTCTCTTCCATTAATCTTAATATTTTTTCTTTTGATTTTGGGTTAACTAAATATGAGTGCGTACAAAATGACCCGTATGTTCTATGGATATATTTAATCCCACTAAATTCATAATCACCAGTTTCATGGTGTCTATTTTTATCATCGTTTAAATGATAAAATGATGATAAGAAAAACATATCCCAATCAAGGTTAAAATTATCCTCAATATATTTAAATCTTTCGGTGAAATCGCTACATAAAACAATATCATCCTCTAGTATTCCCAATACTTTATTACTGTCATATTCTTTTATGATATTATAATGTGATAAAAAACAACCTTTAGTTCCATCATTATAATTTTTACCAAAATTAATATTACAATTACTAAAATCTTTTATCGCATCAAATCTTTCAGCAATAATACCGTTATTTTTTAAATACGCGTCAACACGATTTTTTCTATCCACCCTACTTTTTAGATTAATATATTTAAAATTAATCTTCTGAAAATTTATCTTATCACCCATTTTTTTTATATAAATTCTTATAATCAATAGTATCGTAATACATTTTTAGCTCTTTTTTATTTAAACCATTAAGACTACTATATAACTCATTATTTTTACTAAAATATGGGTTTTTATTACTACTATTATCACCTCTACTATGTTCAATATGGTATATATAAATATCAGCCCACTCAACATTATAATCTAAAACTTTAAACCTATGAGCTCTTTCAAAATCTTCTGGTCCGTATGATATAAAATGTTCATTTTCCATACCACCTTCAATGTAAACACTAGTTTTAAAGAATTGGGCCAAACCAAAACGATTTTGGTTTAGTTTGTAATCATTTTCTGTTAATAAATTAAGATCAAAGGATTCTAATAATTTATTCTTACCACTATTTAATACAGCTCTTTGTGATAAACCAAAAAAATACGGATAAACCACATCACAATCATCTTTTAACTTATTAACACATAAAACATAATCTAATGGGTTTAATAAAACGTCAACATCATAGTTAACAACAAAATCTGTTTTAACCATATTAAGCATCATATTAAGGTATTTTGTTCTATGAAAAATTATTTCTGGTCTTTCATTTGTTAATTCAACCACCTCATAAAGATACGTAATTTTTAATTTGTTTTTTACCAATTTTTTTATAATGTTGTCAACAACATTATAACCTGGTTTCTTTAATTCAAAAATAATAACATTTGTGTTAAAATTTTTAGCTAAGAAATTTAAGTTAATAGTTAAATTATCAACCCTGTCTTGACTATCTATCATTATCGGTATAATGAATGTGGTGTCTTTTAAATCTATAATCTCACCCATGTTTCTGGTATTATGGTATTTTCATTCATATTATTAATAACACCCCACCATTTTTTTGGTGCTATAACAATTTTATCCTTATTTTTATTTAAAAAAGCTCCCCACCACGAAAAACTTGAGTTCGCTATTATATTGTGTGAACAAAAACTCATTAAAAATAAATCTTCTATTTCTGAGTTCCCTTCAGAAAAATAAAAGTTATCACCTTTAAAATTTTCTTTACACCATTTTATATCATCTGAGAATATTAATATATCCTCAACCCCATTTTTTGTTAACTCTTCTATAGCTTTAGTATAATAATTATCAATTGTTAATTGATTATAAAAACTACCTAAAGATAGGTAATCCCCTCTTCTAACATGTAATGAAGCTGTTTTTTTAAAATTAATGTTTGAATATTTTATCCTTAAATCTAAATGTAAATCAATAGATGGTTGTAATATATCAATTACATCATCAGTATATTTTTTAAAGTATAATTCAGATTGGAAATATCCACATATGTTAAGATTTTCTTTAATATACGGTATTTCGTTATAATCAAAATCTGTTTCAATATAATTTATTTCCACCGCTTCATCGTTAATAGGTGTTGATATAAGCGGTCCGTTAAAATATTTTTTAAAATCTTTACCAGAGCGAGCGCAAACCCAATTTGATACCGAATATTTTTTATTATTATCCATGGCATAGCCATATATCGCAGCAAATTGAAATAATTGATTACCTAATCTTCCGTTGGATCCAATTGTTTTTGAAAAAACACAACCATTCATACCGTATTTTCTTTTTTTTATTTTTTCTTCTGTAGGTTCGAGAGCTGTAACAGTATCAAAAGAAGTAACAGTATCAAAAGAAGTAACAGTATCAACAGAAGTAACAGTATCAACAGAAATATCTTTTTCTTTAAAAATTTTTTTAACGTCAACAGAATAACTACCTTTTTTAATTATCACTGATATTTTTTCCGTATTTGGTTCAATTTTATTTCCAGCTGTATAACTTTTTCTTATTGTTGTTTTTTTTGGTGTTTCAGGTAATCCTAACCTTTCCTCTTTTATAAAACCTTTTGTTATATTATAATCAACCTGATTATTATCATTATCTTTTATTATTTTTTTAATCCTAAAAAATCCCATATAGTATTTTATTTAATATAAATAGTTATGAATTAGATGACATAAGATATTTTACCTAAAGATTTATTAAAATCTTCGGTGTGTTTATCACTATTAAATTCATATTCATAACCAAGTTTATGTTTTTTATTAAATTCACTTAACCTTTTTTTATAATCAGACATTTTATTTAAAAAATATTTTAAACCGAGTCTTTTGTAGTGTAAAAGTAAAAATTCACCTTCAAATAATTTAATTTTATCACCCCTAGGTGCTGCAACATGGCAACCACCATTATAATTTATTTCCGTTATATTTTTTGTTTTAAACATAACTAATTTATCAAAAAGGTTATTTTTATACCCAGTTTTAACAAGATTAGTTAATTTATCACCATGATTAAATTGGAAATCGTTTACAACCATATCATAACCAGTTGGTTTAATAACAGTCGCATCACTTTCATAAAATTTATTGATTGATTTTTTTAAATCATTACTATATAAAAATTCATCCATGTCACACACAATAACGATATCAGCTTTATCCGTTGAGTTTTTCCACGCGTTATTTTTTATTTGTAAATAAATATCATCTCTAATTTCACCATTAGTATCATATGGTATTACCGTAACTTTTGGGTGTGACTTTAATAATTTAACACTATTATCATTTGATATATTGTCATAAACATAAATATTACTAACAAAATTCTCATAGTGTTTTAAAAAATAAGGTATTATCTTTTCTTCATTCCAACAAAGAACATGCATGTCGATCTTTGGTAATTCTTTATCAAAGATTATATGTTTTGTTTTATCATTCAAACATATTGGTAATTGATTACCATATATTTCTTCAAATAAAGTTTTATTTTCACCCCATTGTTCATTAACTTGACCAACGGATTTATGTAATATTAAAATATTTGAGATTAAACCTATTTTTATACCGTTAACATGGTTCGATAAACAAAATGATATATCATAAAAATGAAAACCTTTAAATCGATCATCAAAAATAGTTTTTATCCTAGTTCTATTAACAGCAATAAATAAACCGTCAATAACAACCATTTCTTTTAACTCGTTACCATAGTTTTGAGAATATTTACTTACCCAAACATTAGTACCGTCAGTATGTTTAACAGTACCATACATGGCATTACGTATTTGCCACCACCTACCACTAATCATATGATCAGTACCAGCAACACCAAGGATACCATATTCATGGTTTTTTTCAAAAGCTTTTAAAACTTTTTCACCCCAATTTTTTGTCTCAAATAATATGTCATCGTGACAAAAAACAACTATGTCACTTGACGCATCGTTTAAACCTTTATTATATATTTCTGTTAAAGAATACTCACCGTTATTTTCATACGGCAAAACCTCAACACCTTTATGTATACATGTTTTCTTAACATGCTCAATAAAATTTTCATCTATTTTTCTTGTTGAGAAAACAACACTAATTTTATAACTCATTCTCTTCTTCTATGATTAAATCTCTTACAAGATTATCATTTTTATATTTTAACACTGGTATAATACCTTTTATTGTTTGAATGAACGTAAACATTTGATTAACCTCATCAAGTTCACGCTCAAGAAATGTAGCTAATTTATAATCCTCTGAATTTAAAGGGTACACAAACGCATACAAAACTTTATCACCAACCTCAATTCTTTTACCAGACCAAACAGTTTTATATTCTATTTGGTTTAAAATATCAGGTGTGATCGCTTTATAAGCTCTTATTTGGTCTTTAAATACTATCATTAACTAACACCAGTTGAACCAAAACCACCAGAACCTCTATCACTACTTGATAGTGTATCAGTTTTTATAAATTTTGTTTTACCCATTGTTTGTACAGCAGCGATAACACCTTGTGCAATTCTATCACCATTATCTACATAAAAAGGGTTTAATTTATCTGTATTGTATAGAATAACACCAATCTCACCTCTGTATCCAGAATCAACAGTACCAGGGCTATTTAAAACAACAACACCGTTATTTAAAGCTAAACCACTTCTAGATCTAACTTGTAATTCATAACCATAAGGTATTTCAAAATATAAACCTGTTTTTATTAAGGTTCTACAACCTGGTTCAATTTCAATTGGTTCATCAATAAAAGCTCTAATATCAAAACCACTATCGCCTTCCTTTTCATAGGTTGGGTCAGGGTTATTTGATTTGTTAATAAAAGACACTTTTAACTTAATTGACATTGAAGCTGGGTCATAATCCCAATCACCCATCATGTTCTGAGTTTGTTTTAATATGCTATCCAATTCACTTTTCATTTCATCATCAAAAAGTTCACCCATATCTAAATTTCCTAATTTGTCGTTCATGTTATATTAATGTTTTATATATTTCAGATCTTAATTTTGTTACGTAATTTATATCATATTTGTCTTTAACAGTCTCATATAATTTTTCTCCAAGATCTTTAACAAGATTTGGGTTATCAATTAATCTTTTGATATGTTGAACCCATTGTTTGTGGTTCTTATTTGAATCTACTAATAAAGAATTACCTTTTGAGTTAAACCCACCACCCTTTTCAATTGCAGAAACCAAATCAATGGTGTACGGTCCATAATTCTGAGCGATTATAGCTTTTTTATGGAACCCAGCTTCAATTACCTTTAATTGAGATTTGTATTTATTAAAAGAACTATCATTTAATGGGGCTAAAGCAACATCAAACTCATTATAACCTTTTGCATATGTATCAATAGGTTTGGTCCATACTCTTTTATATGGCATATTTTTATCATCGTAATTTAATGTCGAATCGAATTTCATTAAATGTTTAACATACTCCTGATCTTTAATTGTTTTAAAATGGTCAGTTAGGAATATTTCATACATAAACCAAGTTGTTTCAACAGGTTGCATATCTCTTTCCATCATTTCACCTGTTTGCGGATTTAAAGCCCTAACAACACCTCTTGTATCGTAACCACATAACACAATTTGCATTTTATCACCACATCCATTTGATTTTTGAGGTATGCTTTTTAATAATTCAATATCTTTAACGTGTGAGGAACCACCTAACCAACCGAATCTTAACTTATCGGACTCACTAGGTGTTGGTTTAAATTGTGTTTCATTTGGGTTTATTGCGTTAGCCAAAATAACACATTTTTTATTGTGTTTTAAAACTTCTTTTTGTAAGAAGTGTGTTGATACTGTCACCAGATCAGCTTCTTTTATGATATTAATAGTATGAAGAGGTATATCATTCTTTTTTGATGTTTGATATAAACCATGTGATGGGTCTAAATTCCAGTGGTCATCTAAATCGATGATAACCTTACCACCAAAAGATTTAATTTTTTTAATAATTTCAACACCCTGTAAATAATTACCACCTGGAGCTCTATGGAAAAAGAATAACTCAAATTTTTTCAAATAATTATCATCATTAAAATTAACATTTTCATTAATTTCAACAAAAAAATCTTGAGGGTTATTGTTCTGTAAGGTTACATGTGGATCCACACATCTATATTTACCTGAACCAGCTCGGTCATTTGGTTGTACTAGTATATTAATTTTACCCATAAGTTAATTATATTTTCATAATAATAATAAAAATTAATCAAAAATCAAAATATATTATAAAATAATTTTTATTTAATAACATTTATTTTAATCATATTATCATAAGCTTTACACCACGCACAATTTTTATCACATTCATACCACAAATGTATAAAAAAATGGGAGATATTAAATCTCCCATCATTAGTTTTTTGTTAAAAATTTAACAATTAGTTGTTTTCAATATTAACTATTTCGTCAAATTTACCTTCTTTAGCTGCTTCAACAAAGTCAGCAAATTGGTTTTTAGTCCATGTTGTTATACCTTCTGGTCCTTCTTTATCACCCAATACGATTGCGTTTTCTTGAACCTCAATAACTGGACAGCATTTGTTTTTA